GGCGAAGTTATCAGTCCTTTGATTTTATGTAATTTCTCAGCAGTTACTGTAAATGTAGATGTACGTACACATAGATACAACTTAAACCAGGAATTTTACTTAATAAGAAACATGCCGATTCCGGCATATGACACCTTCGCTTTGCCTTTAAACGGACAATTCTATGCATCAGGTGATTTGTTGGAAATTAAAGCATCTGCAAACTTATCAATAGATGCTACGTTGTCGTTCACATTAGGTCAAAGTGAGGAAGACGATGTCGAGTAGATTTAAGAGCCTTAGAGGTCGCGCAACTTTTTTAGGACAGGGCGTACCACAAGATTATACGACGCTTGATCCTGCGCCACACGAAGGATCTATTGTCTATACAACTGCTGGGCAGATGCGCTACTCAGATGGTACTAACTGGGTACTTTTTGATGCAGCGGCTGCAACTTCTCAAGGCACCCAAGGTATCCAAGGTGTTCAAGGTTTACAAGGTGATTATGGTCCGGGATTTACAATCATCGGATCTGTTGCTGATGTAGATTCCGGTGGCGACCCCCAGGCCACATTGAACACCGCCTTTCCAACTCCTACCATTGGTGATGGTGTTATTGACGAAGCTGATGATGAACTTTGGATCTATGTTGGCGCAAGTACTTGGGTAAACATCGGTTCTTTCCGTGGTGTACAAGGTTTTACTGGTAATCAGGGAACCCAAGGTTGGCAAGGTGAAATTGGTGAAGAAGGTATTCAAGGTTCTCGTGGTTTCCGCGGGCAACAAGGTGCGCAAGGTATCCAAGGCTATAAAGGTATCCAAGGTGTACAAGGTAACCAAGGCATCCAAGGTACTCAAGGTCCACAGGCATACCAAGGTGTGCAAGGTATTCAAGGTATACAGGGCAACCAAGGCGTACAAGGGGTGCAAGGACCTCAAGCTTATCAAGGTGTTCAAGGTATTCAAGGTTGGTACGGTATTCAGGGTTGGCAAGGGGCTGACTCTGGTCTAGTACTTACATATAATCTTCTTAACGATATTACAGAAGCCGATCCCAACCTCGGTGGTGTTATCTTTAACGAAGCATCTGCAAGTACTGATGATTTCACAGCAGTTACTCAGATCTGGTTTGACGACGAAGACAATCATGGTATCAGTGCTGAAGGTCTTTATCAGGCGATGGATCAAGCATCGTCAACAAATAAAGGTTATTTAAAATTTACAAAAAGAGATTTTCCATCAAAGTATGTTATCTTCTCAGTTCAAGAAATTACAGATGCGACTGGTTATTGGGAATTTGATGTAACATACGTTTCTGGTACAGCCGTTAAAGAAGATTTTACAGAACTAACTACACCGCCTAGCACATATACTTCTTATCCACTCGTTGTCGCATTTGACATTTCGGGTGATCGTGGTTTCCAAGGTATTCAAGGACCACAAGGTACACAAGGTTTCCAAGGTTGGCAAGGTACACAAGGTGTTCAAGGTTATCAATCAGCACAAGGTACTCAAGGTTTCCAAGGAGACCAAGGCGCACAGGGCGTACAAGGAGATCAAGGTGTTCAGGGTGTACAAGGCCCACAAGCTTATCAGGGTGTTCAAGGTACACAAGGTATTCAAGGTTATCGTGGCTTCCAAGGTATTCAAGGGGATCAAGGTGTCCAAGGTCCGCAAGGCTGGTATGGTTTCCAAGGTGGATTCGGTACTCAAGGTGCTCAAGGCTATCAAGGTTTCCAAGGCGTACAAGGTACACATGGCGAACACGGCGGATTAACATTCGAGTGGGCATTCGATAGTGGTGTTACTACAGCAGATCCTGGTACAAGTAACTTTAGATTTGATAACGTAGATCCTACTCAAGCAACAAGAATTATTCTAGATGACACTCCTTCTGATCAGTATTCAAATCAGATCGATGAGATTCTAGATTATTTAGCTGGACTTCCGGGTACACCAAAAGGTCATATCGTTATTTCGCATGCAGGCGGAGATGGCGACGGTCCTGGCGGTCATCATTTCGTTGCTTACACATTCTCTAACTTTACTTGGGATTCAGTTGCTAAAAACTGGGGTTACTTTGACGTAACAAATATCGAAAGTACAGTTACAAACTGGCAAACAGAAGTTGTTGATACACACGACGAATTTGCTATTATTAACTTTATTCCGGGCGGTCCTATTGGTCCACAAGGTGCCCAAGGTACACAAGGTTTCCAAGGTACGCAAGGTACACAAGGTACACAGGGTGTTCAGGGTGTACAAGGGCCTCAAGCATATCAAGGTGTGCAGGGTATTCAAGGCTTCCAAGGTATGCAAGGCTTCGAAGGTTCTCGTGAATTTATAGTTACAAATAACGGCTCCACAGACTATGTAATTGACGGAGTAAATGATCCTGATCTGCATCTTCTAAGAGGATTTACATACGTATTTGATATCAATGCACCAGGCCATCCATTCGAGATTAGATTGTCTAATGGCGGTGCAGCATACAATACAGGTGTAACGAATAATGGTACACAAAACGGTAAGCTAGTATTTAGAGTTCCGTTTAATGCTCCAGACTCGTTGTATTATCAGTGTACAGTACACGGCGCAATGGGTGGAAATATTACTACTTCTGAAGTTGGTCCACAAGGTATTCAGGGTTCCCAAGGTGTACAAGGTCCGCAAGGCTGGTATGGTTTCCAAGGTACTCAAGGTATACAAGGTTTCCAAGCCGCACAAGGTTTCCAAGGTGATCTTGGCTTCCAAGGTGTACAAGGCTTCCCAGGCCAAGTTGGTCCGCAGGGTGCGCAAGGTTCGTACGGTTTCCAAGGTGCTGATGGTGCTCAAGGTTCAACAGGTAGCTTCGGTGGTGTAACATTCGATTACACTTGGACAACAAACACAGCCACATCAGATCCTGGTGTTGGTTACGCTAAGATCAATAACTCAAACGGATCTTCTGCTACACTTCTTTTAATGGATGATCGTGATGATAACTTCACAGACATTCAGCCATATCTAAGAACTATTAATGATTCTACAAGTACCATTAAAGGTCATGTTAAGATCACTGAAAAGCAAACACCTGCTAACTTCCAACTGTATACTATCAGTGGAGTAACAGAGGCTTCAGGTTATTTTGCTATCGATGTTTCATATGTATCTGGTTCTGTAGGTGGTACGTTCGCTAATGACGAAGATATCACAATCACATTTGCTAGAACTGGTGACATTGGTGATTCAGGCGCTCCCGGTCCTGCTGGTATTCAAGGTCTACAAGGTACTCAAGGTATTCAAGGTTTCACTGGGGCTGGTACACAAGGTCCACAAGGTACTCAAGGTGTACAAGGTTTCCAAGGTGATTCAGGTACTTTAGGTGCTGTTGGTGCGCAGGGTCCACAAGGTACTCAAGGTGTACAAGGTTTCCAAGGTGATGCCGGTATTATTGGTGGAGATGGTATCCAAGGTTACCAAGGTGTACAAGGTTACCAAGGTATAACTGGTCAAGGTGTCCAAGGTTACCAAGGTTTTGCTGGATTAGACGGTATCGGTGGTACTGGTATTCAAGGTAACCAAGGTACACAGGGTGTTCAAGGTGCTCAAGCTGCACAGGGTACTCAAGGTTTCCAAGGTGATTCAGGTACTGGTTTCCAAGGTACACAAGGTGTCCAAGGTTTCCAAGGCTTTGACGGTGATCCTGGTGCTCAAGGTTTCCAAGGTGCGCCAGGCGACGGTAACCAAGGTGCTCAAGGTTTCCAAGGTTTCACTGGTGATCCTGGTTTCCAAGGTTTCACTGGTATACAAGGTGGACCTGGTGTTGGTACTCAAGGTTTCCAAGGCTTTGACGGATATCAAGGTTTCCAAGGTTTTAGTGGTGAAGGTAACCAAGGTGTACAAGGTAACCAAGGCTTTATTGGAGCTGGTGCCATCGGTAACCAAGGTACTCAAGGCTATCAAGGTTTCCAAGGTACTCCTGGCGACGCTGGTACAGGCGGTGTTCAAGGTTACTATGGTTTCCAAGGTGCTGACGGTGTACAAGGTTTCACCGGTGGTCCTGGTGAAGGTGGTGGCCAAGGTGCTCAAGGTTTCCAAGGTTGGTACGGTTTCCAAGGTTTCGATGGCGGCGGTGGTACTCAAGGTCTTCAGGGTCTTCAGGGTACTCAAGGTTTCCAAGGTGATCTTGGTTTCCAAGGTTTCACTGGAGCAGGTTTGCAGGGTCTACAAGGTACGCAAGGTTTCCAAGGTGATCTTGGCTTCCAAGGTGTACAAGGTACGCAAGGTTTCGGTAATGAAGGTGGCGTAGGTAACCTACAAAACGTTCACACAACTGCTCTTCAAGATACTGCACTCTTTATTGCAATGTTTGAAGGTGGCGCAGAGCAGAGACCTCTACTTGGTACTACTGGTCCAAAC